ATTACAGTAATAATTTCATCTTCAATAGAGTCAGCAGTCGCTACATCCATAAAATCAAAAAGGAGTCCACGGACTCCTGACCCAAAAAGTGGTCTAAAAAACTTCTCACCTGGTATTGTTTGCACTAAATTACGAACAGCACGACTAATCGCCCTCTCATTTCTGATAACAGGTAGATCTTTAGTGACTGGATGGGGGTCAAAAGACAAACTAATGTCTTTAAATGACCTTGAAACCCTTTGCCCGTACATTTATTAATAGTTTACTCACTTTATTTATGTGAGTTGTGTAACACTTATCCTAAATCCATTCCTTCTATTTCTATATTTCCTGTAATCGCAGTATTTCCCACTCCAATGTCTCCAAATGATCTTTCTTTCGCTGTTTTCCAAAAATAATTGTCCTCATTACCCAATCCGTCACGATCATGACCATTTTCAACTTGATACCAAACTGTTGAAACCTTAAAATCAGGCATTTTTGGATTCTCTGGGGTAATACTATTATCGTAAATCCTCATTCTGTTGTTAGGATAGAGACAAAATTGCCCATTATCAAGTTCAATCAGGTTATGAGACTTATGTTCAGCAGGTTGTTCACTCGTAGAGTAGTCAATTGCGTCTACATCTTGATGATAATTGTCTAAAGTGCAGATATAAGTGCCCGTTTGAGTTCCATAATCCCTTGTGTAGACCTCATAGTGCATCGAACCGATGAATTGTTTCTGCACTGCGACCACTCCGTAGTCCATACAGTTCCAAAACTGCAGATTATGCAGCGTCATATCAGGATCTGGAGTCTCAGGAGACGAGACAAAAGCGGCTATTGGTAACTTATCATAAATCGCAGCATACTCAGGTAGATAAGTCTCAAAATAAAAGGCACGACCAGGTATACTTTTCGCAGAAACCCAGACTCCTCTGGTAAATTCGCCATGACCAGACTTATGATCGGTCAAATATTCTTTTCTTACCCACACTTCGTAGGATGGTAAGTTAGTTATTAGTGTGCTCATCGTCTATCGGACCTTTATAATGAAATACTTCAACATAAGAAAAACATTTTGGACATGAAAGATTGGTGAAGAAGTCATATTCTGACTCCTCTCCATCATTTAGATCCTCCATGTCGTGATCTGCTCCCCAGATCAACTCAGTTCCGCAGTGCCAGCAGTTCACTTGCCCTGCCCTCTATATCTTTTCTTAGCTTTATTACGAGAGGTAGCGGAGTATTTACTATGTTGTCCTCTTCCTTGCCTTGTTTTTTTGGGTTTCGACTCGATAGTTCCACCCATGTTCCATTTTGCAGCCATTATTCACAAATTTCAGTAGTTAACGAGAGGGGATTCGGGAATTTTCCCTCATAGTATTGTTGTGCTATATCCTCCATCATATCACAATACTCTTCAGTAGTCAAGTTGTCCCCTAATACTTCCTGATTGTGACGGATGCGATAGCGGTAATCAGATGATTCTGGTTTTTTCATGTCCTACACGTACTCTTGGATCGCACCATATCTCAAAACCTGCTTCTTTTGCGTCTAAACAGAACGAGACATCTTCGCCACACATATCCTGCACTTCACCAGACTCAAAGACTTGCATCTTTGGAGCAAACCAAGGATACTTAATCTCTTCATGCTCAAAGACTCCATGCTTAATCAATAACCAACCAAAACCTGTATAGTCTACTGTAAAAGGTTTCTTTCTCTTACTCATTGTTTCGAGGGTCTCATGATTCATCACTCCACCATTCTTACGGAAGTCATCCTCCTCCATCCAGTGAGCAACTGAACTTGTATTCCCATCTTCTGTGCAATACCATCCAGATGCTAATGGTGTATCCATGAGAACTAACTGATAGAACTTCTCTGTATTAAAAACAATATCAGAATCAATCCATAACTGATAATCATAATTTAACTTTCCATCCCAAGGAACTTGATCAGCACCTCGTAATACATTTGCACCTAAACACTTGCAACGTGCAAAGTTTACCATACTACTATAATCTTGAGATATCTGTATCTGTGCTCCTGCTTGAACTATATCGAAACATAGTTGAACAAAATTCTTTAAGAATGTATATGATACTCCTCTACCAGGTAAACAGAAGACAACTGATTTTCCTCGAATCATCTCCTTTGCTTTATCATAGTCCCACTCTGGTTTCGCTTTTGCTTTTTTTGCAACGGGCGATTTTGCTTTGACCGTAAATCCTTTAGCCATAATAACGTGTAATTACAATCTCATTATACCACTTATATAGTGGGTAGTCAATAAGATGATTCAGAAAGTTCTTTTGAAATTGTAGGGTTTTCCTCAATAAAAGTATATGTGATCTCTTCTTTATGATATGAGGTGTAGAGTTTACCCCATATAAAATGAAAGTCATCTTCACTTAAATTCTTGAAGATGCATTTATCTTGAAAGTAAATGTGATAGGTGCTATTCTCGTTCATTGATAATAATGTCGTCTCCATCGACTCTAATATTTATTTCTGTGCCCTCGTACCAGTCCATTTCATTAATGATCCATTCTGGTATCCTAACAAAGTATTCGTGAGTGTAGTCATCGACCTCTACGGTGCCAAAATTTTCCTGGAAATTTTTTTGCATAAAATGGATTCTCATCTTGATTTTATATATCAAAAAAATTTTTTAAGTGCCTGTTAATACACTTTCGATCTGGGTCGTTTATAGCTTAATGGTACCTTGCCATTTTAATAAACGGGGGGCGGGGGCGACCCCCCAACCACTGCTGTATGCACGAACGCACGAATAGGGTTAGTCCCTGTCCGTGTATTCACCCTCAACCACTCTGTTACCGTTGAGAGCATACCACACTAACTGAGCATGACCATACTGTTGTGCAAGGTCATAGCATAGGTCATAACCAAAGTCATTCACGACTGGTTCTCTGATGATTGTATTTGGAACTTCTACGAATTTTTGAACTAACATAATTTTGAAATTTGTTTTGTATACACTAATGATAGCATAAGATTTGGGTATATGGACTACCCAAATCTTAAATGAATATTAAGACTTGTAGAACCAAATCTTAAGTGGGTCTGCTGAATTAACTAACCTCTCTATGTTGTCCTGTTGCAACTTGAGAACAGGGATAGAAGTTTTGTTTGCTTTGCTGATTCCCAACATTGCTTTAATTCCGTTGTTGGAAGTTAAACGAAGTCTTAAACCTGTATCTACTGTATAAACTCCCCTTCTTAGAACCAGTTTGCGACTTGTAGCGATCTTATCAGTTGGTACGATCTCAACCTCAAAACCTCTTTCGATTAGTTGAACTGATCTTAATCCGTAGTTTGGTGTATGGTATAAAACACCTGCCTTTGTGTCGTTAATTACTACGTCAAGGTCATTGAAGAGTGAGTTAATAACAAATGCCTGTAAGTCTGACTGTCTGATGTACTTAAGACCTAAGTTGCAAACTCTGTTGAACTCATCTCTTACTACGTCAATAGAGTTCTGTTGAAGATCAGTTTTTGAATTTCTGATGATTCTAACCCAAGTATTAAAAGTATCAAAATGGTCATCTGCGATTAAAGGAAAAGTTTTGGAAGTATTAACCCAATCAAAAGAACCTGAGTTAAGACCTTTTTTGTGCTTAATGCTGATGCCCTGCTTACCTGCTTCAGCATCTTCTTTCTGTTTTGTTCCTCCCAAGTGAGTAACTGTATCAGGGTAAATTGCCCATTCGTTGAGAAGTTTGATTGTCTCATGTTCGTTTTTGATTCCTGAGAAGTGAACTTGTCCAGTTGTGTTAAACATAGTGATCGACACCGTGAATGTTTGTATGTACTTATTATAAAAGAAAAGAGGGTAGTTTGTCTACCCTCAAATCTTAAGAGATTATTAATAATGAATTACTTGAACGTGATCATCAAAGAATTTGCTGAATGGGTGTGGATTCTGTGGTGTACACCCGAAAGAGGCGAAATACCTATCAAGTGCGGGAATGTCTAACTCTTCATTAAGTTCAAACCCGACTCCGTAGAAATCGACTCCTCCTATGTGATCGACTCCCCACTCTGAGATTTCGTCAACGAATGATCTGAAATCTTCGCATAACTCTGCAATGTCTCTGAATTTTTCAACTGTGTCTATTCTTTCGATTAGTCTTGTTGTTTGAGATTTTGGAGAAAGGTTCATTTTGAAATGTCCTGTTGATTGAATACAATATAATAATAGGTCATCAAGGGTATTTTTCAACCCTTGAAACCTTAAATGAATGTTAAGCATTTAATGTACCTAATAAAAGAAAATCGTAAATGTCGTTACAGATTTCTGTAAGTTGGTCATCTGATGCACCATGTAAAGGATCGTAATCTACGAAATCCTCCATAGGATCGCCACCCTCTGTTACCTCACGGATCGCTACATTGAAGTATTTTTCATCTGTAACGTATGCTTCGTGGAAGATTGTTTCATTCTCCCAAGTGTGTGTGAAAATCATTTTAAAATAATTCTTAGGTACATATTCATATTATCATAATAAATGCCCATTTTACAAGGCAAATATTAAATTAATCTAAAGGATCTTCTGTCCCGTAAAATAACTGATAATAGAGATCGTTTTTTAAGTCAAAATATGTGAACCCGTCGCCCGACTCATACAGGGCGACGACTTCCTCATAGACTCCACTACTTAATGGATACATCTTCACACCAAGTTATCCAAACGTGCTTGGGGAACTTCCTTCCCATCTTTCGCACCCCACTTGTTGATGTGCCTTGATGTTGTAACTGACCAAAATTGATCCGTTTTAACGTATCCTTCGCCAAAGATGTATGCTGCTACAGGTGTCCTGTAACTGAAGAGAATACGTGCTTCAGAGGTTTCAATCTCTGTCATGTTTGACGCAATGGGTGTTAGTTGCATTGATGCTCCTTTAATTACTTTTATACAATAGTCCATTTTTGAACAGAATGGAATAACTGTTGTGACACCTATTCAACTGGCACAAACCAACCCATAGTGTCTGGATTCCATGTAGAATCCTCAGTAGTGATAATCTCACCAGCATTTAAGAGATCGCCAAAACATTTTTCGCATAAGCAATCATAACCTTTTGGCATCTGATAATCCTCCTGTATGTCTCCGTGCCAGTAGTAATACCTATTGGGTTGATAAAGAGGGTCTTTTTCAAGTTCCTCCTCTGTGATGTCCTCACCATCAACCCAATTATCGTCGTAGCACTCGCACTCATCACAAAGTGCCATTATATTCCCCTTACATCTTCGCTAAGGTATGTTTCCTTAGCATTGCAAACATTATCAACTAAGTTATCATAAGTTTGCATATCCCAACCTTTTTGCTCTGGTACGTTC